TGCTTCCCTCCGCGAGGGGACGACCAGCTCGGACCAGTTGGGACTGGTCACGATCAGCCGCGACTGGAGACGATCTACCCTGAACAAGCCCGATCGCTTGTGACCGAGTTGGGGGGATGGGCAAAGACCTATCTGAAGAAGGAGCTCATGCCTTGGCAGCGTCGAGTTCTGGCTGGGCAGACTGCTCTGAAGGACGATGGGCGCTTCTTGCATCGAACTAGCCTGGTATCTACAGCACGGCAGAACGGTAAGACCGTCGCGCTGATGACGCTGATTGGGTACTTCTTGACTGAGGAGCCTAAACGGCGCGGGGAACCTGTGAAGGTGCTGTCTACAGCGCATCGTCTCGATGTGGCTACCGAACTGTTCAACGAGTTGGGCCCTGTCTTGGAAGAATACTTTGGGGCAAAGCTGACGAACCAGTACGGACGTAACGAAGCCAGGATGCCAGACGGATCACGTTGGCTAGTGAGGGCGGCTGGGCCGTCTGTCGGTCACGGTCTCAGTTTGGATCTGATTGTGGCTGACGAAATTTGGGACATTGCAGGGGAAGCCGTAGACCAAGGACTTGTCCCAACAATGCGCGCTAGACCCAACCCGCTCTTTAGCATGTGGAGCACCGCAGGCACAGAAGCTTCCACCGTGTTCTTGCGTTATCGAGAGCAGGGTCTTCGATCCATTGACCGCGGCGAGCCTTCAAGCTTGTATTTTGCGGAATGGTCCCCGCCACCAGAGCTAGACCCAATGACCCCCGCCGCTTGGGAGTACGCCAACCCAGCGCTCGGCCACACCCTTGAACACAGCACCCTAATCGCTGAAGCAGAAAGCCCCGACCGTGCCGCGTTTTTACGGGCATCGGTGAACCTGTGGATCTCCACCGATCGCGGATGGGTAAAGCCTGGAGCCTGGGAAAACCTCCTGCACGAGGGCCCTGTACCGGCTGGCGGCATTGTCGCCGTCGAGGTCTCCATGGATGACTCGCGCTACTTTGCGGTGCGATGCGCCCAACTACCAGACAAGCGAGTCGTCGCCACCGTTGCCTTCCATGTGGACACCCTCGCCGAGTGCATCACCCAAGTTGAGCAACTTGCGCAGGATGCCCGTATCAAGTTCTTAGTCACCCCAACCATCAGCATGAACATGCCCAAAGCCATTGAGAACCGCATGGCCGAGGTCGGCTACAGCGAGCTCTTGCGCTACACGCCAGCAGTAAAAAACATGATCGAAGAGCAAATGCTTTTACACACCGGCGAAATCATGTTGGCCGAACATGTCAACCGAGCGGTGGCCGTCCGTACCCAAGGCTCGATCGCGTTGTCATCTCAGCGTTCGCCTGGGCCGATCGAATTGGCGCGCTGTATGGTGTGGGCCGCAGCTACGGCGTACTCGACAGCGCCAGCAATGAAGCCCATGCTAGTAATTCAGGGACGCTAGTGTCGGCTCTGGTGTCGGCCCCTGTGTCTTGCCTTTCGTCGGGATCGGGTGACTGGGGGCCGATACCACCACAAAGCACCTCGCATGTGACACACTGAACCCATGGCTCTCTTCAAGCGCACCACGACCCAGCCTGTGACCAAGGCTGCAGCTGGCATCTCACCAATCACCAGCAACCAGGGCGCCTCCCAAATTGGCAACTTTTACAGCTATATCGAAGGAGACATCCGCCAGCGTGCAATGAGCGTGCCAACTATTGCACGAGGCCGCGACCTTATCTGTGGCACCATTGGCTCGTTGCAGCTTGAAGCGTTCAGATGGATGTGGAACGGCGACAGCATGGAACAAGTGCCCCAAGCACCGCGTTCATGGCTAGGACGCATTGATAAAGGCGTCCCGAACAGCGTCATCCTCAGCTGGACCGCGGACGATCTCCTGTTTTACGGATCGGCTTACTGGTACTGCACCGACAGGACAAGCGACGGCTTTCCATCAAACTTTACTCGATTGCCTTACAGCATGGTCTCTATGCAAGACCAAACCGGCGTAATCAAGTTCGGCCCATCCAAGCAACTGTTATTCAACGGTCTGCCAATCGACTACCGCGATGTCATCCAGTTCATTAGCCCCAACCAAGGACTCATCTACACCACGGTCAAAGCAATCGACACGGCGCTTAAATTAGAACAGGCGCGCTTTCGTAACGCGATGAGCTCCATTCCGTCAGTTGTGCTTAAGCAGACCGGCGGAGAACCGCTCAGCGCCCAAGAACTCTCGGACCTCTCAGCCGCCTTCGACGTGGCTCGTATGCAAAACCAGACGGCAGCCGTCAACGAATACATCGATGTCAAAGAATCGTTCGCTACACCAGACAAGATGCTTCTTATCGAAGCCGCCGACTACCAAGCAAAAGACCTCTGCCGCGCTATCGGCATACCGTCCTACTTGGCATCGATCGCCACCGGCTCGTACAGCTACACTAACAGCGCCAGCGCTCGCGAAGATCTTTATATCTTTGGCATGAAGCCAATCATGACTTGCATCGAAGAGACACTCAGCGCCGACAACGTGCTTCCACACGGCACCGGCGTAAAGTTCAACATCGACGCATACCTAGCAGCACAAGAACTCACTCCGCAGCCAATGCCACGGGAAAACACACAGGAGGCACTTGCCTAATGCCGTACTACATCACGAAAGACGCCGAAGACTGCGCCGGATGGGCAGTCGTCAAGGAAGACATGGAGATCCTCGGCTGCCACCTTTTGAAGCAAGACGCCATCGACCAGATGGTCGCCATTTCGAACGAAGAAGGCATTGAACCAGGCGGCGAACTAGAGATTGAAGAAGAAGACGAGATGGAGATGGCTGCCGCCCCCGTACAGCTGACCGCCAGCGTCACGATCGACGCAGCCGCCTCGGACGGTACCCCGCGCCGCACCATCAGCGGCATCGCCGTCCCCTACGGCCAGGTTGCAACCGTGAACGACGGCCAAAAGATCCGCATCGAAGCCGGAGCTCTTCCAGTCGACGGCAAAGCTCCCAAGCTCTTCCTCTACCATGATGCCAGCCAGCCCATCGGCACCGTGATCGCCCGCGTAGACACTGATGAAGGCATGCTCTTCCAGGCAAAGATCGCCAAGACCGCCCTAGGAGACGAAGCCCTCCAGCTCGCCACCGAAGGCGTCCTCGACAGCGTGAGCGTCGGGATCAACCCCAAGAAGTTCAGCTGGGACGGCGACGTAATGGTCGTCAAGAAAGCCGACTGGATGGAACTTTCTATGGTTCCCATCCCAGCGTTCGCCGGTGCCACAATCACCGAAATCGCTGCTAGTGCAGATATCCACCAAAATGAAGAACAGATCCGCAATACTCAAGAAGAACCCCAAGAAAGCGAGACCCCAATGGAACAGCAAGCCCCCGCCGTGATCGAAGCCTCTAACGTGCAGACTGTCTTCGCACAGCCGCGCGCATACAAGCTTCCATCACCCGCCGAATACATCGCCGCCTTCGTTCGTGGAGGCCACGACTTCGCACAGATGAACGCTAACATCAAGGCCGCAGCGCCTGACATTATTACGACCGACACGCCTGGAATCTTGCCAGAGCCAATCGTCGGCCCCGTATATGACGGCCTCAACGCGATTCGTCCGTTCGTATCGGCAATCGGTACGCGCGCTATGCCAGGTGCAGGTGCAACATTCCGCCGCCCAAAGATCACGGCGCGCCCCGTTGTCACCCAGCAGCCGACTGGCCAGAACAACACGCTCGACCCGTCATCGGTCACCGTGTCCAACAATGACATCAGTAAGCTCACCTTTGGCACCTACGTCACCATCTCTGAACAAGATCTGGACTGGACAGACCCCGCATCGCTCAATATCGTCCTCGACCAGTTAGCCATCGCCTACGGACAGGCCACGGACAACTACGCAGTCGACCAGATGGTCGCCGGCACCACACAGTTCGAGACCTTGAACGCTTACGCTGCGAAGGATCTGATTGAGTGCGTCTACGGCGCTGCTTACCAGATCAGCAACGGCTCAAACTACTTGCCCACGCACTACTTCGTGTCCCCGCTTACTTGGGCGAAGTTGGGCATGCTCGTAGACAGCCAGAACCGCCCAGTGTTCCCATTCGTCGGCGCTCCTGGCCTCAACGGTCAGAACACGCTTGGCAACGCCTCGGCTACTTCATGGAACGGCAACCCGCTGGGCCTTGTGCTTGTCGTGGACAAGAACATGGCAGGCGGCACCGGCTCAGGTGACTTGAACGGCGTCGTTGGACACGCAGCAGGCCCAGCCGCAGGCTTCGAGTTCTACGAGCAGGTCAAGGGCGCAGTCAGCGTCGAAGTGCCAAGCGTGCTCGGTCGAACGATCGCCTGGCGCGGTTACGCCGCTACCTTCATGGCAGACGCCACGAAGTTCTGCAAGATCGTCAAGTCGTAACACGCCGATAGGAGGCCCACATGGCCGCCTACACGGTCACACATAAGCAGCTCATCGACAACTACGCCGTCCTCCAGCTTCTCACCCCTACAGAGCTGGAGGTCGGCCAGTCGATCACCGTCACTGGTGTTGATGCCACATTCAACGGCACCTTTACTATCTACGCCCTGCCCACAT